ATTGCTCGGAACGATATATGGATCAGCAGGAGTGACGATTACTGAGTTAGCGACAGGCGTAGCAGGTGGATAGGCGTAAACGCTGTACTTAGTGTTATCTGCTAACGCGGCTGCAATGCTGCTTCTAAGGGTTGTTATCGCTGGCATCAGCCCACCATAGAGTTAGGGCTCAAGTAAGGTGCAATTAAGCCACGAACGCGAGCTATAAGCTGTGATGACATTGAATACATGTTTCCCATAGATCCGTCTGGGTTCATGCCATTGCCTGAGTTAGTCTGGCGAGCAGTCCAGATGGATACGCATATCATGAGGCTTGCTTCTTGGATTGCTGGGATAGTTGTGTAATCGACATAAGTATCTGCCGCTACCTGTCCATAAGGATTGATTGGGTGATACTGGTTGTCGCTGGTGTGAGTTGTTGTGACATTTATGCTTTTCTCACCAACTCCGGTGATTGTCTTTGTGCCGTTAAATTTAGTGCCCGACTTTGTGATTACAACCGATTGTCCTACATAGAACACATCTTGCACATAATCATTAAAATACAAAGTTCCTACTGTGCCAACATTGCTGTGGGCTACGGTAGGAGTCGTGTTAGTCCATAGAAAAGGCAACAATACTTCATCACCAGCATCGCAGACAGATTGAATCGTGGCGTCTGAGTACAGACTGCCAACGCCAAGTGCTGATTTCAATTCTGCAACTGTCGTGATTGACATTGTTATCCTTTCTAAAGACTAGAGGGAGCTGCAAGGGCTCCGGCAACCCCCTCTAGCGACTTAGTTCAAGCTGATTAGGCTTGGTAGTTGTAGCGGTAAACTCCGCCGCCATCTTTCGCAACGTAAATTGCAAGGTATCCGTAAAGGTTGATTTCAACCTCACCAGATGTAAGAACGTTTACGCGGAGCTGTGTTGTTGGTGACTCCCATGTGTAAACTGATGAAGGTGCAATAAGGAACATTGAATCATCGCCTGTTCCTGTTGTAATATTGTGATCAACAATGAGGTTTGTACCAAGTACGTCACCAACAACTGATGTTGGGCGAGCTGAACCTGATGCGTTCATTGGTGAGGCTGCGTTGTAAAGCGCACGACCTGTTGTGTCAGCATAAGACATAATCTGACCCCATTGTGTAGGTGATGCCACGAGTGCAGATGCGTAATCTCCACCTGTGTTGCCGTAAATCTTTGCAGCGTTTACAGAAATGAATGACTGGAGAGCTGCGGCTGATAAAGCGCGTCCATCATCTTGCTTTCCGTTTGCTGTCAAAGCAGCGATAAGAGCAGCGTCTGTTGCCTTCTCGTATGCCTTGCGAAGTTCTGCCATTACGAGTTCCATGAACGCAGGTGATGAGCGGTCAATCAACTCGAATGAGATGCGCTGTAGACCAGAGAACTTGTTGATAGTTACTGTGTCATAAGCAGATGTCATGCCTGTTTCTGATGGTGCTGCACCCTCATTTGTGTCTGCAACTGTTGGTGCAGTATTTGCTGAAGTTGAAGCGTTGGTGTACATGCGAGGTACTGTAAATGAAAGCCCTGAATCAACTAATGCACCACGGGTTGCTGCATTAAATGCTGGGCGACCTGTGAATGTATCTGTGATGAATGTGTTGAGGTGCTGTGGGAGTGTAAGTCCTGTATTGGTTGAGCTGGAATCATCTGCTGCACGGACAACGCGGCGTGCCTCGTCATCTCCAAGTGCTGCCTTGATGTTTGCTTCGAGGTACTGTGCTGATGAAATCGGCGCGGTACGCTCCTTGGTGTAATGTGATGCTGCAACTGTTGGGCGAGCCGCTTCTTCTGCCGCTGCTTCAACTGCTGGAGCTTCTACCTGTGTGGTATCTTCCACGACTGGCTCGCTTTCTGTTGGTTTGGTTTCTTCAGCAGGGATGACTTCCTCTGCTGCGATCTCTAGCACTTGAGCAGACTTAAAGGCTGGCTCTGTTACTAGAGAAACTTCTTTGAGTTTGGCGGCAGTCACAACTGTGTGACCTTCGCGTGATGGTGCTGATGCAATAATCTCTGCACCGATTGACAAGCCAGAGACAAGTCCTTCTTGTGCCATAACGAGTGCATCGTTGCCACCTGTTGAACGTGAGAGCTTAAAGGTTGCATAGATGCCATCTGGACGTACTGTGGCTGTAACCATGCGTCCTACTGGCTTCTTCATGTCGTGCTGTGATAGCAACTTAATCTTTGATGGATCGTCAATCTCAATAGAACCAGCCTCGAATACAACGCCACCAAGATTGGTGTTGCCGATTTCGCCAGTTCCCATTGGAACGATTTTGCCGCTAATCTCGCGGCGTTCTTCGCTGCACTCAATAGAGGCGGCTTCGATGTATAGAGTCTCCATTAGAGCCCCTCACTTCCGTTAGGTGTTAGGTCTGTCATTTCCATAGCCTGTTCAGTTGTAATCAGCCCTAGAGTTATCATCTTCTCAATTACTTCAAGTTCCTTGATTGGGTCTTGCTTGAGGAAAGTGTCAAAGACTGCAAAGCGAACTTCGTGTCCTGCTGTAGAGATGTCATCCATAGATAGACGAGCCTGAATAGCCTGAATGTAAGGCTCAATGCTAAGCGCGAAGAATTGCTTGCGCTCTTCTGTCACATTTGCATAAGTCATAGTTGTGTTCTGATCTGCTGACAAGTAATAAGCAGGAACGTTCATAGCGCGGGCAATTTCAGTAGATAGGTTCTGAATCGCCTCGTTGTACATCATGTCTTTTGGTGAGAACTGTGTGGACTGGAACTCAAGAGTGCTAGTGAGGTAAGCAGTAGAGTTGTTATTGCGGCTACGCTTCCAAGCTGCAAGAAGTCCGGAAACCTCGGCAGGTGGTAGGTCTGCACCTGTGTTCTTTAGGATTCCGCTAGACATTGGAGTCGCTGATGCAATCGCAGCAGCTTTGTTAATGTCAATTGCTGACTGGATAGTGCGACCAGCGCGCTCTAACACGCCTTCATCGAATCCCTGAATAGTTACGATGTCATTCATCGCGATAGGAGCAGCATCAACGTAATACTGCGTAACCATGATGCCCTCTAGGTCAGTTGTGAATGTAACGCGAGCGTTTGCAATCCATTCAAAGGCAGCAGGGCGTCCGTCTTCCTGATAACGCTCTGTGACACGAAGATAAGAGACTCCGTAGAAGAGAAGGCTATCTACGATCCAGCAGATAGTGATAAATGATGGTTGATTCTTTGCTAGCTGATTAACCCAGCGAGGTGCGCCAATCTTCTCGCCTGTGCGCTTATTGTAATACTCAAGTGGGATACCTGCGATAGTTCCAGCAATGAGGTTGCGGGCTCTGGCTACAGAAGCCACGCTCATCGCATCCTTGCGAGAGACTCGGAGCTGAATCGCGTTATAGAGTGAGGGCAGATTCTCGCCCATGACCTGTGGCGCAAGCTGCGCTTCTAATATTTGTGGCTTACGCGAGAAGAGACCCATAGAAGGCAATTATACACTATATGTAGATTATTCTGTGTATATAGCCGCTACCTGTTGTGGTTTGTAAAGCATGTGAACAACCATGGCGGTTGCAATCGCTCCAGAGACATCGCCTGCGCTCTTGCGTTTAACAATGCGCCAAGCCGAATCATTAACCTTGGCTGCGCAGTTATTCATCTGCTGAATCCAGTTGGTTTGACCAGAGTGCGATAGTCGCTTATTGACTAGAGCATCGAGCAGGTCTCCGCAAGCCTGATAGAACGATGCCCCAGAGATGTCTTGGGTAATCTGTCCAGCGTTTGTGAGCTTGTCAGCAATCGACTGGGCTGTGTACTTGTCGTAGCAGATTTGGCGCGGGCGATACTGGTCAGCCCATGCCTTGATGTCCACCGCAATCTTTAGATCATCAACGCTTACTTGGCTTTCCCATGTTTGTAGGATTCCAACTCCGATGCGACCATCTGGGAGTATCTGTCCAGCAACCAAACTCGCATTACGGCGAGATGGAGACACATCGAAAGCAAAGACTGTATAACCGCCAACTGGAATCGTGAGCGAAGAGTCGCTTGTTTCCTCAAGGATTCCATGCGGCCATGGTGACGATAAACTGTCAATCCACGAACACAATAGCTCGGTGCGGGTATTTTCAATAGGGCTAGTAGCAACCGCTTCTTCAAGGGCTTCCTCACTTATCGTATAGCCGAGTGCTGGGTTTGCCATCGCCCATGCTGCTCGGTCTGTGATCTTGCAATATTGGGGAGCGCTGTACTCATAAAACCCAAAGCTCTTAGGCGGGTTTTCTAGCGCCCTTTCTCTCATGCCATTTAGGACTACCGAGAAAGCGTCTCCTGCATTAGAGGTAAGAAGCGTCTGAGCGTTTGGACGCGCTCTAGTTGTAGGGATAGCCGCTCGAAATCCTTCTTCGTTAATCTCTCGGAGCTCGTCGATGAAGAGAAAGTCTGCTGTTCTACCGCAAGAGCCATCTCTAGTTGCCGCAACAACGTCCAGCCTTCTTCCGTCCAGCATCTCAATAGACT